AAATATTTATTTGCTCTACCTGTAAATCTTACACCTAAAAAATAAAAGTGTTCTGAAATATTAAGCAATAATTTGTTTGTTCTAGCTAATATCATCCAATGACCTTTAGAAAAATCTATTTCATCTAATGTATGATTGGGATAAACTGCTCCCTCTGCATCTCTTGGTATCCATTTTTTATCTATTCTACTTGTAAGTTGATTTAATATTTTAATAGCTTCTCGATGCACGCTTTTAGGTACACGACGAGATACCTCTTGATCATCTCGTTCTCCCTCTTGTTCCATAAAGTAATTAGGATCTGCACCTTGAAACCCATAGATGGTTTGGTCATCATCACCAGCCATATAAGCTCTTTTACATTTTGATTTTATATAATCAAAACATTTCCATTGGTGAGGACTTAAGTCTTGGGCTTCATCGAGGAAGACAGCATCGAGTGGAGGACACCGATCTTCCTCGACAAACTTGTTAATCATGTCATAGAATTCAACCATATTGGTTCCTTCTTTGAATGATTTTAAATCTGTTTGTAACTGTATCGTAGAATCTACATCTATATCGTGATGTTTCTGTAATTCAACTGTAGCATCTTCTATAGAAATTAATTTAGATCTTGAATATTGTATTATTTGTAAATGCGTATTTTGATATTTAGGATTACCTGCTGCATCGACAGTAGTTTCAAAAGATATATTTAACCATTCAGGATATTCTTGTTTAAAACGGTTCCATTTTTTACCTGTGAGTAATTGAGTATTAGCATCTATATTAGATTCCCTCATACCCATAGCATGCATTGTAGATATGTATTTTAATTTACTGTTAGGAAATAAATCAGCTATTCTTTCTGATGCCTCCTCAGCTGCAGCTCTACTAAATGTAATATATACTATTTTTTCAGGATCAGTAGTGTAGTCGTTTAATTCTTTTTTTAAATAGTAATTTACTAGTCTATATGTTTTACCTGTACCCGGCGGACCCATTATTTTTTTTACTATAGCCACGGTGATTTTTCTACTTTCGTTGTTCTAGGGTTTGGTCTTTCTAACTTTATTGTAGGCATCTTTAATAATCTTACAGTTTTAACACCTACTTTAGGTGATGTTTCTTCTGCTTCAAATAAAGATTGTAGCAGTCTCATTGTTTTTTGCTTAGGGTAAGTTTTTTCTGCCCAAGATTTTGTCTTTAATAAAAATTTCCAAAAGTCTTTAAATTTAAAATATGTAAAGCCATCAGTATCTGTAAATGCAATACCACGCATAACATCTTTTAATTCTTTACCTGGAGTTTTATTTATATAATCTGCTAGTATTTCTTTTAACTGCACATCTAGCTTAGATGATTCTGGTGCAGGTATTGTCTCTAAGTTTGCAAATAATTTTATTAATAACCTACGCCACATATGTTTTGGTACAGGCATCATTGGCTTACCTATTTGATTCATACAAGCTAATGAAAATTTTTCAGGATCATGTAGTGTTGCATCATCTACCTCAACACTTTCACCATCTATAGATGCAAAGTATATTGGTGGGTCAGAATCATATTTTCTTATCTCACTTATTTCTGGTGCTGGTGCATTGTCTCCTACGCCAAATTCCTTTAATGCACATTTCTTAGCATCACAAAAACTATGTATAGGTTCATCTTTACATTTATAATTATAATCTTTACTATCTAAAGAACCTATTAATGTATTAATTTCAGTTGCGTCTAAAGGTGGAGTCATAAATTGTTTGTTGTATGTAAACATATAACTTTGCCATTCTTCTTTATCAGGATATCTTTTTTTAAGATACACACCGACGTTATACATACAGTTGTTTCTTTGACCATCAGGCACGCCATCACTTAATAATGTAACTAAACAAGGAGGCATACCTTTAAATAAGTCTATTTTTTCTTTTTCACTTTCTATTTTTAATTCATTCAATTGTTCTAAAGTTAATGATACTTTGTCATATAAATTAAAAAATTCTTGTAGTTTTAAAACACCGCCATCTAAATTATATGCATATCTAACTGTTCTTTCATTGGCATGATAAGGAAGGTTTAAAAAACTACCTGTATCTCCTCTATCAACTCTTATATAATCTTGTTTAGGAAATATTTCTGCACTAGCAAAACCCATTGCAGATGCAATAAGTTTTAGTTTTACTCTCATTACAGTTGCAGGCACAAAATCTTTTGTAAATAAAAATGCGTGTGCACCACCTGATTTTGATCGACACACTACCATAGGTATGTTTTTCTGTTTTAATTTTTGTATAAATTTTTTGTGATCAAAAGGGTATGTATCAATATCAATACATCCCCACTTACATTTGTTTTCTTTTGTAATTGGAACTATTCCTAAAGCAGGGTCTTTACCTTCTAAATGTTCTCGCCATAATTTTTTTGTTACAGGATTTGATATTGTAAATGATTTAGTTTTGTGTTTACCTTTTTCGCTAAACTGATCTGTTTTGACAGTTTGACCGTAGGCACTATCTAAGCCTTCAAATATTTTTATAAATTTATCTAATTCTATCATTTCCACTCGGTAAGCGTAGGCGGTCTACGTCTCCATCGACCGCCTACTATTCACACTATTTGCTAGCTAAACTAGTGTAAAATTTCTTAGCACGTTCATATAAGGATTCATTTTTAACTGGACCCTCTTTAACGACATTATAACCATACCATTGGTTACCTTTACCAGAATTTAACACTGTTGTTAGTTTATAAGAGTGGCTAAATGATGGTGGTGTGTAAGAACCGTTTTTTCCATCAAGTGAAATAGACATCATCATTGAGTTCCATTTCCTGCTAATCTTACCTTGAGATGAACTCATTGAGATTAAAGCTTGTTCAGCTCCGTCATCACTAATGATTAACACAAAGTGTTGTCCAACGGTTAAGATATAATTACCATTCTCTAATCTATCTTTACCTGAACCATCTTTAGTTGTTTGTTCTAAAATATCAGAACCATCTGGAAAAATGTTTTCTGGTCTACCAGAACCTGTTCCAAAGTCAGCCCATTCTTGATATTCTAATTTGTAATGGCAAGGTATAACTGATACCCCTTTTGCCCCATCATACAATTTTTTTGTAACTGTATTTAAAAGCATTCCAGGTTCTGCACCATCAACATAATTTTGATTACGTCTTTGTGCTTCACCTGAGCCGTTTTGCAATAGTTTCAAAATAGGTAAAGCCAAACTAGTTGTCTTTACGTTTTCAAAACCTGCTGCAGCATCATCTTCAAACAATATTGTTGAAGGTAATCCTGCTTCTTTTTTAAGTGTCATTTGTTTCTCGTCACTCATTTCTATCTCCTTGTTATTTTTGTACTGTTACCTGCGTAAGTTTTAAATAAATCAGAGGGCATCTCACGTCCAGATTCGAG